TGATGAGCATCGTCTGCATTTTTTAATATCTCTACCTCTGCAAATTTACCAGATTTAATTAAGTCTGTTTTATTGCCCTTAATACCTATTTTTCTCATGTCAGTATTTGGTAAAAGATTATTGATATGTGATTCTAATTTCTGTACGGCAGTATCAAGAGATGTTCCAGATTCTTCTGCAGCAACATAAAATGTAGCAGATGCTTCTTTCTTCTCACCACTCATTAACTGAGCATCGCCAGTCTTTAGGGAGATTCTTTTCGAACCAATAAAGAAATCAGTTTTTGGAGTTAAAGTTGCACCTTGCGGTTTGCCTGGTTTAAAATATTCTGCCCACCGAGCTGTAGCAGGGTAAGTGTTTGCAGGCATTTTACCTACGCCCGTAAGTTTTAAATCAGTAACAATTTTTTTACCAACTTCTTTTGAATTAGGAAAACTATCAGTTTCAAAGGCAGGGCCACCAGCAGCGGCAACAATAACTTCTTCCATATCATAAGCAGCTTGTTTGTAAGTTTCTTTTATTGTTTGAACCTTATCGACATGAGGAACATAGGACTCATTTCGTGGCCGTATCTGCTTTACGTATTTCTGTAACTGTAGTGACATCCAAGTTCTCCATGTTTGTACTATTTATACTATTGTGTCCAGTTGGTACGGTTCATATACATCTTTAAAATTTCTTTAGTAATACTACGATCTTTACCTACCCCCAACGCCTTTACTGTTGAAGCACGATATTTTTCAATAACTGCTTCAATTCCCATTAGGCCTGGAGTAGAGTTAACTTCGATAAAGTATGGACTTTCTTTATCTCTATTTTTTGCTGGTATAAAATCAACACCAACAACTTGACCTTCAACCGATTCAGCTGCTCGTAAAGATTCTTGTGCTTCACGTTCTGTTAATTCATGAGATTCTGGTTCTGATCCCTGTGAGACATTTGACCTAAAGTCATCACCAACAACAGGTCTTTTAATCGCACCTAAAATTTGACCCCCAGCAACAATAACACGAACATCATAGTCTGTCTTTATATATTCCTGTAGAAGAATATCAACATATTCATCTTCCCTATGAAGCAATTGAATAACACTATGAAGTGCTTTTAGACTTTCAATCCAAATAACACCAACACCCCGTGACCCAACAGCGGTCTTGAGAATCATTGGAAACTTATTACCAAGCCTTTCTGCCGCATCTTCAGCACCTTCTGCATGACGAACTAGAACTGTATTTGGTGTAAGAATATCATTTTGCTGAAACACAATCTGGTTGTACCATTTATCATTGCAAATATCACTACATTTAACAGGATTAATAAGAGTATAACCTTGTTTTTCTAGGTTGATACAAGCAACTCGCCAAGACAGATTACCTGTTTTAACTGTAGAACCAAGACCTCTTGCCATAACTAATGTATCTTTTGGATTTATAAGAAAAGGTTTATCATACTCAACATCATCTTTCATGCCAGGCAGTTCTACCTTACCTTTTTCATCTACAGGAAAAGAGTATATTAGTTGATCCTTGCCCCTGTCTTCCATATACATACCAGAAAACTCAGCAAGATATACTTCAATACCCAACTCTGTTGCTTTCTTGCGAACCATCGGCCCAGTTTCATTTGGGTCTAGAGGATCATCATGCGACAGAATCAACAATTTATATGGTTGTTTTTCTTCTGTAATGAATTCTCTGAACTTTCCCATTTACTATTCTTTCTTTTTACCAATATTGTATTTGGTTTCTAAAATCCAATCGTCTTTTTCTTTAAACGATAAAACTTTAATCTGGCTTAGTGGTGCTTGTGGTTCAGCATTACCCATGATACCAACTAAGCCCCAATCAGATAGTAGTTTTGCAATGGTGTTTCTTCGAGAAACATCATTTTCTGATAGATTGGTTTCTTTACCATCTAGAGCAAACAACTCTTTAAAATGCACAATAAAATACCTACCCTGTTTGTGTAGTATGTGACAGGATTGATATAGCTTACGTTCTTTTCTTGAGCTGACCCCAATTCGAGAAAGCGTTTCACGAACCTTTAAGAAATCGTCTGGTTCTGCTAGACTAACTTCTAACATCTGCTCCTGTGTCCAATTATATTCTTCCATCATTTCTTCCACCTTTATTTAATTTTTGTTTTATGGCAGAAATTTGTTCATCAGTTAGTATATCAAGAGCCGACCTGGCCTTTTCATTATTATATCCATAGAACTCTTTAACATACTCTAGATTATCTAATTTCTTCGCCTTCATCCAAGGTTGAAATCTTTTTCTTGGTCTCAGACTATTTATTAAAAAATCAAACTGAAGTTTCTTATCTAGGTGTGGTAGTTGGTTCATTTCATTAACTAATTGTATAGTATCGGGAAATGGTGCAAGACATTTATTTACAATGTATGGTGGATACTTTTTAGTCCATTGTTCATCCTCAGAATCAAGAAGAGGCTCTTTACTTTGATTTATCGCATTTAGGTAGTCTTTTAGTTCATAGGTCATATGCTTCTTCCCAAGTCATTATATTGCTAACAGATTGTTCTTCTATATTTGCAGCATCTAACGACAACAAGTCTTTTTTTAATTGACCCTTAAACTTTAAAATTTGTTCTACTCTTGGTATATCCAAGATACAAAACCAATAAGCAATTTCTTCTGCATCCTCACCTATTAAATCTTTAACTACTTGTCTGTTATCTACTAAACCACCGTCTGGCATAAAGTATGCAGTACCATAGATAGAATGAAATAGACCAGCATCTTGTAGGTATTCTGGTTCTCCTGACTTCTTTAATATATCACTTGTGCCTATAAGATGTTCTAACAAGGTTCCACCAGAATGTTTAACCTTATCAGAACCTATACTTTTGAGAAAATCAATCTTTATAGAAGTCGAGTCTGTCACTATTTGCTCCACTGATATACAATTTAAATACTATACATGTTCTTAATTCTAAACAATTTTTAGCAACAGGCTGAGCTTGATGGGGAAGGCGTGCATCAAATACTAAAAGACGATTGCCCCTATATTCTGCAACAGTGTCAACCGTAACTCCATCTTCTTTATAGATAAATGTACCACCACCATACTTTATATCCCAATCTAATTGGGGATAATAAATCATAGTGAAGTCACCATCATCTGTATGTATATTTGGTTCTACCCCAAAAGTATGAGCATTTGCATAGAGTCTTTTCCACCCCTCTATTTCGAACTTTTCTGGAAGTATATTATATGCAGCTTCCCAAATAGGTAAAAACAATTCATAACCATTTTGTCTAACTTCTTCTTCATCCTTACCACAAAAGATATGCCAATGATAGCCAGGCTCTATTTTAGTTGAGTGATAATAGTAACTCCATCTAATATTTTTCATTTGTGATGATATAAGTTCAGCAACGTGAGGCTCTAATAAATCATCATATATTTCTATCACTTGAATTTACCTCTCGCCATAATCTCCGTTAAACAGGCTAACATATTTATTTCTTGATCTGCAACAAACGCTGACTTATATTGGTACTCACCAAGAATAACCACAGCATGGGGTATACTACTGCTATCCATAACATCATACAGATTATCATAAAGGTGCCGAAAAATACGAACAGGATCATTATCAAGATTATCAACAACCCATCTACGTACATTTGTAAACTCCTTTTTCTTCATTGCAATCATTAATTCTTTTATATTTATCTCTGTTATATTAACCAATATTCCAGCATCAATATTACCAGAAACAGAATACCTTTGAAGTTCGTTTAGAACGCGCCTCCAATCAGGAAAATAATTATTGATAACTTCTGCTACCACTCTATCATCATACTTTATATTCTGTTCATTAAGAATAACCTTGGCTCTTAGAAAGAATGTTTCAGCTAGTTTCTGTTTCTCAGAACTAGGAATTGTAAAATCGATTGGTGGACAACGAGAAAGTAACGGGCCAATCAAACGATTCTTATAATTACAAGTAAGGATAAATCCACAATTTTCATTAAACTCTTCTATGAAGCCACGCAATGCTGGTTGTGTAGAGTTTGGATTTAGATAGTCTGCTTCATCTAGAATAAGATACTTTCTACCACCTTCGAGTGATACAGTAGAAGCAAAGTTTTTTATCTTGGTTCTGAGAACGTCAATACCTGACTCTTCAGAACCGTTGATAAACATATAAGTTGCGCCTAACTCTTCCAACATAGCCTTTGCAATTGTAGTTTTACCTACACCAGCACTACCAGATAAAGTTAGGTTAGGAATATTTCCATGTTTTATAAATTCAGAAAAGGTTTCCTTTATTTCTTTAGGTAGAACACAAGATTCTACATCCTTTGGACGATATTGCTCGACCCACAAAAATTGTTCCATAATATAAAATCCAATTAAACATTAATGACATATGAAGACTCTGGCTCTAAAGCTATAAAGTATTCTACATCAACAGAAGTATTCTTAAATCGACTAATTTTTGATGCTGACATCTCTACATCATAAGTGCCAGGAATAATTTTAAGATTCTCAACCTTAAACCAGAACTTATACTTTGCATCATTTTTATCGACATCAAGAGGAGTCTCATAATCATTTGCAGTGCTATTCTTCTTATCAGTAACTTTCAATTTACCATTTTCAAGTAACATATCTGGAGCACCAATAACCGCAGCAGCTTTTTGTACCTCTGAAAGAGTAGAACTAGATAATTTATAAGAAATCTCTACAGAAGGCATAGTAATTTCTTTTTGTGGAGTTGTCACAACTGAAGGATCAGAATACCAATACTTCAAGGATTTCCCCTTTGAGCTTTCTTCTGTGATCAAAACAAAATTATCTTGAAAATCAAGATCTGGTTTTTCAAAGAGAGAAAGAGCTGCAAGGAATTCGTTGAGATCATAAATCGCAAATTCTTTAGGAAAGTTCTCTGTTACGGTTACGTTTGCAATAATATTTTTCATTGCAGACATGGTAGAAATTTTACTACCTTCTTTAATCACCAAATTTTGGTTGATCGTTGAAAAGTTTTTTAGGACTTCTTTAGTTTCGTTAGTTAGTTTCATTTTCACTATTCTCCATTGAATTAACGTGTAAAGCAATAATACCATAATGAATTAACTTTAGCAAGTCACTTCTGTTCTTATCACTCTTTCTTCCATATCGTTGAGCATACTTGAGTATGTTCCCGATACAAAACCCTTCACCATGACCACCATCTATAATGAACTCTGTAGCTTGATACTTGTTCTTGCTATAGTGTTCATTATAGGTAGAGTCGATGTAGTCACATAACTCTTTAAGAGCCATGTCTTCATTGTACTTGTAATCTATCTTTAGATTTTTCATACTTTACCTTTATGTTTAAGGTTGTTGAAATTCGCACCTTCTAATTTCTCATCAGGTGTGATGTTGATATTTGCTGAGAACGTCCTACGTTCGCCTTCGCCAAAGAAAGGCATAACACCATGACGCAACCAAGCTGGAAATAAAATCAGAGTACCAACTTCTGGTTTAATATACTCTTCTGTGACTGGCCGGAGCATATTAACATCACGCATACCATTAGTGCCCCATTGAATATAAGTAAATCCATCAACTGCACCAGACGCACCATTGAGTCCAGCAAAGTTCTCAGAAGGATTATCAAGTGCTTCAATCTGTGGTGGAACCTTTAGATATAGGATACAGGACAGTCCCATAGAGGTACGTGTTCCATGATCATGCATGGGGTTATAGTCACCTTCATAACTATGGATAGTCCACATAGTTTGAATGTCAGTTTCTACCTCAAGACCATCAATAGCATGTTTAACATAATCCTTACCTAGTCGGCAAAGAACACTAGAAAACTGCTCTCCTACATCATCGTCTTCGTGGGGGAATGTTAATTGAGCAGATTGTGTAGTTCGATTTATTTGTCCAATCAAACCACCAGATGCATCTGACCAATTAGAACTTTCATTATCGATATATTCATTCAATTCATCAATAACATCTATTGGAAGTTCAACTCTCATGATATTTACTGCCAACTTAGAACGCATACTAATAGCCATACCACCAGCATTACTTCCAGAAGGGTTATCTTCTGTTGGTGTAGCGAAACGAGGGGAAGATTCTTCTTCTTCTGATTCCGTTACTGTAACTTCTGATTTTATATCAGGATCTTTTTTACCAAAAATTGCGCGTTTTTCGCTTTTAATAATTCCACCAATTGGTGTTCCATCTGCATTTACCTCTTGGGCAACTGCACCATCAACTAATTGACCATCAGGCAAATCAAATATTCTAACCATAATAACTCCTTCACATTATTTAATATATATTAATATATAGGAAAAGGGAGTCAAAGTCAACTCCCTTTTCTTTTTTATATAGCCTTATGTGATATTAATAAGGCGGGGCTTCTTCTCATCTGGAACAATACGTTCAAGATTGATCTTGAGCATACCATTTTCGAGGGAAGCATCATTCACTACAATGTCATCTGCTAGAGTGAATTTTCGATTGAACTTACGATTAGAAATACCACGATGGATAGTGTCCTCATTTTCATCGTTCACTATCCAAGGGCCAGCCGTCTCTTTAATAGAACGAACCGCAAGTAAGCCATCGGCAATTTCGACTTCAATATCCTCTTTACTAAATCCAGCCAAAGCCATTTCAATGGCATATTTGTAGTCACCTACTTTCGTAATGTTATATGGCGGGAACCCAGTAGAAGTTCGATTGTTGTCAGCATAATTATTAAGTTGAGCAAACATCCTATCGAACCCAACTGCATAGGGTGTAAGATTGTTAGTGTAGTCGAAAATTGTTGGAATTGCTTTTGATGTAACCATTAGTTATCTCCTTATTAAGCAAGATTTATAGATGGACCCATAATGGCATCCACCTACTATATATAAGAGTTGAAATTATAATCTCAACCCCCACACATATTTTTTTTAGAAGGCAGGTTCTTCAATTTCTTCCATACCATCATCAAGTAATGGATTTACAACTTCTTCTACAACACTGATACCAGCATCAATTTTGGTATATAGATCAAGGAAGGAAGCTTTTGTATCTTCATCAAAACGAGCAACACAAAGTTCAATCGACTGCATCTTATCACCGAAAATAGTGAAGGCTTTTACGATGTGATCTAGTCGGCGAGTAGAGATAACTTCATCTACACCACCATCATAGAAGGTTTTACGAATCACATCAGCCCATGTTACCAAGTTCTTAGCAAATTCTTGATCAACTGAACCATACTTTTTCATTGCTCCCAAAACAATTTTGATTTCGGTTGCAACAGCGGCGTAGGGTTGTTCCATAGTAACTGCAAATCGTTCTAGAAACGCTTCGT